CGAACTCACTAAAGCAGTTATCGATTGGAAAAAAAATGCCCGTGACATTCATGGTGATCTATGGGATGTTTCTGTTGCAGGTCCTTTCTCTAGGATTGATTGGTCTCATATTAACCTTGGATCTTCTGTTCAACTTAAAGAGTGGCTATACTCCATAGGTTGGTTACCAGATGAGTGGAATTACCACAAGACAGACAGAGATGAGGATGGTAACAAGGTTAGAACATCTCCTAAAATTACAGAAACATCTCTTGAAAGATTGTATGGAGAGTTTGGAAAAAAACTCACTCTTCGATCTAAAGCATCTCATCGACGGAATCAAATTGCTGGATGGATTGGAAACACTAGGGATGATCATCGCATTGAAGCCAGTGCCAACCCTCAAGGGACACCTACTGGTAGGATGAAGCACCGTGTGGTTGCCAACATACCTAAGGCTAACGCAGATAAGGAGACACATGAACTTATTTGGTACCCTGAAAAACAATCTGTATTCTTTGGTACGGAGATGCGGTCTTTATTTTCTTCTGGCCCCGATCCTCATGTCGTTCTCGTTGGTAGGGATGCTAGTGGTCTTGAGCTTAGGTGTTTTGCTCATTACATTAATGACCCCGATTATACTGATATTATTCTCAATGGGGATATCCATACTTATCATCAGGAAATGGCTGGTCTTGAAACAAGGGACATGGCTAAGACGTTTATCTACGCTTTCCTCTACGGAGCAGGAGACGCAAAGATCGGATCAATCGTATTACCAAATGGATCTAGTGAAGAGAGACGGAAAGTTGGTACTGATCTTAAGAGACAGTTCCTCGCCGCCAACCCCGAGCTCGCAAGACTTATCAAAGGGGTGAAGAAAGCTAGTCGTCGTGGGTACCTAATTGGTATTGATGGACGTAAGCTCATGATGCGTACCAATGAACGTGGTCAGGTAGCTGAGAACAAGGCACTGAATACACTCCTTCAAGGTGCAGGTGCACAGATCATGACTTACGCTAGGGTCTGGTTATATGAACAGGTTAAGAAGAATGGATGGGATCACCCCAACCTTGGTCATTGTATCAAAGTTCTAGACTACCACGATGAAGAGACGTACCAGTGTAGTGATAAAAGGTCTAGTCAATTAGCTGAACTCATGATCCAATCTGTTGTCGAAGCTGGTAAGTTCTATAACTTTAACATACCTCTTGATGCTGATGCTAAGATAGGTAGAACATGGGCAGAAATTCATTAATGAAACAGTGGCTAAAAGATTTCATCCACAATGCTATTATTCACCCATTGATGATATTACTGCCAGAAAAATTTGCCACACGTTTCCATGACTGGAATGCTAGATGGGCTTTCAAAGAGTATTATGACGAGTTGAAACTAGAAGGCAAGAAGAGGGATCACTAAAGAATGTCCTTAGGAGATACACTAATGTACTATGATGAGCTAGTTAACTGTGATTTTTGTGGGTGGTCAGGGTCCTGTAACGCCCTTGTTGAAGGGAGACTGTGCCCTGATTGTATGTCTGATAAGATAGTTTAGGAGGTAGACTAATGAGTAAGAGATGTTATTATTGTGATACTGAGTTTGAGAACAATGGCAGTCCTTTCGTTGAGTGTCCTAACTGTGGGTGGTGCCCGGCAGATGAGGAAAATTACTAATGCAAAAAAGCTACATTAATTTCTGTGTTAATAATCAACCTTGTGGTGTTCTTATCTATGATCCTTCCCACAAAGGGTGCATGAAAGCTATGCTTGAGTTACTCACTGAAAATAATCTAGTGGTGAACTAATGAATGAACTTAAATACTGTGTAGTGTCTGATTGGAAACATTCTGAGGGTGTGGATGAAGATGTTGCGGTAGTCTTCCATACCAAAGAAGAAGTCAAGCAAGAACTCAGTGGTATGGAAGGCGCGATGAATATCCGAGTCTACGAACTGAAACCTACCTTCGAGTGTATCTAATATGAGACGTAAATGTGATGAATGCGGGGAGTCTTGGTCCCCTACTTGGTGGCCTCACCCCTACTGTCCTCGTTGTGAATCTGATAGTTACTACGAAGAGGAGGATGACTTTGATCTACGAATGTAAACAGTGTCTATGGAGGGGTACTGAAGAAGAATGGGAGGAGCATGAAGGACACTGCCCTACCTGCTACTGCACAACTAAGTATCCAGTGGAGGATAAACTACATGGCTAATGGAAGACGTGCTAAACAACTACGACGTAAGGCTGAACATACCCTACATGAATGGTATCTCTCCCTCCTAGAAGAAGACCAGAGGGAAGGTCTTACATTACCAATGTCACTAGAGTATACACCTAAGGTAAGCTATTGGTGCGAGAAGCACGAACGCACAACTAAGGATGGTAAGGAGTACGTCTCGATTCAAGCACATGTATCTACTAATACTCAGAGGTGGTTTACTTTACAAGAGAAGAAACACTATGGGTAGTGCAATCTTCACACCAACTATCGACGGTAGGACCTTCTTCGATTCACTCGGGAAAGACTACATTCTTATTTATTATGATGATGTATTTGTTGACATGGAAGGCGATGACTCTCCGTTTGTAGAATCAGTAGTCCTGTTTGATACAGAATGGGATGTATTAGTTATCCCGAAGAGTAGGTTCGATGAAGAGTTTTCAGAGGCACCTGAGTCTACGATCACAGAAGACTTGTTCGATTAATAAACACTTTCTATAGTCGGAGTACTACTATGTCCAAGACCGAATTCGATAAGAAATACAGACTAGGTCTAGCATATCAAGCTGCTATAGAAGGTAGGCCTAAAAGTTCCATCCGAGCACTAATAGGTAAGGACCCACAAGAAGAAGAGATAGAGTATATTGTAGATAAAGCTTCTTTCTATGTGACATTAAGGGATGTAATTCTTGGTATCCCTTGGAACCAATTAGGTAATACGTTGTCTATAGTAATCACTGCAAATAAACTAAATAAAAGAAACAAGGATAGATAACATGTCTATTGGTGCACGTAAGACTGCTTCCAAATCTTCTGATCAACCTAAGCCGGGTACTTACATGGCCCGTCTGGTAGGTATTATTGACTTGGGTCTTCAGCCTGCCTTCGACTTCCCAGGTGGTCATGCTGAGGCTCAATATAAACTCACACTAACTTATGAACTACCCGGTTCTCGTATGCAAGATGGCCGTCCTCACTGGGTTTCTGAAGATATTAAAAACTCTGACTTCTATGATGAGAAGAAAGGTATCTCCTCTACCCTCATGAAGCGGGTGTATGCTCTGGATCCAGATGGTAATACAACCAAACACGGGAAGGATATCACCCCCCTGATCAACATCCCTTGCATGGTTGAAGTTGGTCTGAATAAGAACGGTTATATTAAGATCAAGAATGTAACTGGAGCACCTGCAGGTATCCCGGTAGGTGAACTCGAGAATGACCCGATCATTTTTACTCCCTCTGAACTTCAAGTAGAAACCTTCCGACGTCTACCTACCTTCACACAAGGTAAGATTAAACGAGCTGATGACTTCGAAGAGTCTACCATCTACCCCGCTCTTCTCTCCGAGGGACTGCTTGAGGAAGATTCGGATGACACAGCAACAGGATACTAAGGATCTGTATAGTAACCCTGAAGATATTATATACGCTGCAAGTAAGGAGAGTAAGGTTGGTAGTAAGTTTCTAAAACTTAAATCATTAATAAACCTTCTGCTCGGTAACGACAAGAGGTGGGTCGGTGAGAAGATGCCTGACAATGTAAAGGCTGAACGTAAAGACCGACGTAAGCAGATTAAACAACTCCAAGAAGAACTGTTTAAGGATTGACACCATGTGCCTGCAGACTGATGAGTTGGATAACATCTATGATATGTTCTCGGGTTATGTTGACCCATTCTGGTATGAGAAAGAGGAGACAATCTACACTAAGTTTTACTGGATATGTAGGGAGATACTTGCTCGTCAGAGATTTGAACAAGAGAAGGTTAGACCAAACATTAAATCTGCAGGTACTAAGCCTGACATAGAGATTAGGTGGAAGAAATGAAAGATCAATTCAAGAACTACCCTAAGTGTTCAGGTACTAACCATATGAAAGAGTTCATTGAATCTATGGAAAGGTTAGAAAATCATAAAGATCTTTTAGAGAAGCGGGTAGAGTTCACTACCTCACTGCCTAAGATAGATGCTCGCGGTGCAATTGTAGGGGTGAAGAAGAAATGAAAGTCACTGATCTCAAGGCACTTGATCGGAAGCACTATGAACCAAACACAGATGTTATAGAGACTTGTGAAGAGCTTTTAAAACATGCGAAGAGTGGGGAGATTCAATGTCTTCTAGCTGTAGCTGGTAGTAAAAAGGATGCATGGACGTATTCAGTATCTTCCCACAATGGACCCAGTTACTTCACACAGATGGGTGGTCTGTATTCACTACTAAACGACACCAAGAATAGGTTCGAGGAAGCATGATGAAAGCTCTTATAGATGGAGATGTACTCTGTTACTCTGTTGGATCTGCTACGGATGATGAAGGTAAGCCACTTTCGTGGCCACTGACATTCGCCAGACTTAAAGGTAAGATTGAACAGATCGTACGAGATAGTGGAGCAGATGAGTTTGCTGTATATGTGACAGGAAAAGGTAACTTCCGACACACAGAAGCAACCATCAAACCTTACAAAGGTAATCGTAACGAACCGAAACCTCATCACTATCAGAGGGTGAGGGACTACTTCAGTAAAGCTCAGGACATTGAGGTGGTATGGTGTGAAGGCTACGAAGCTGATGATGGTATGTCCATAGATCAGTGTGAGAACATAGAACCTACTATCATTTGTTCTATTGATAAGGACCTAGACATGGTTCTAGGGTGGCACTATCAGTGGGTAGTTGGTGATCGTAAGCCTCGTCCACCATACTTTGTAGATTACATTGATGGTATGCGTTGGTTCTTTAAGCAACTGTTGATGGGTGACACGACTGATAACATCCTAGGACTGTACAACGTAGGGAAGAAGAGTACACTAGTCACGAAACTAGATACGATGGAAAATGTACAAGAGATGTACGATCATGTACAGCGTTACTACGAGAAGTACTTCGGTTCATATTGGCGTATGTTCTTGAATGAGAACGCACGTCTCCTGTGGATGCTTGAGCAAGAAGATGATGATGTACGAGATAGTCTAGATGTACTAGAATGTAACCGACAGAAGAAACTAGAGGAACAATTTTAATGGATATCGAGAATAAGACTGAAGATTTCATGGAGAAGTTGAAAGAAGCACTGGCTGTATCCACACAAGAACAACCAGAGATTTCCTTCGCAAGTGACGAAGATCAGTCTACTAATTTTCCCAACGAGGTTGACGGTTGGAAGATCATACGCCGTAGTGGTCATCTAGTACCACGGCACTATATGAATTCTGCTGTGTACACTAAGATCAATGGTGGTAAAGATGCCGAGGAAACCAAAGAAACCAGTACTGACGTATAGGAGTGGTCTTGAGGTTCAAGTTGCAGATCAGCTTAATAGACTGAAAGTTAACTACATGTTTGAACCAAAGGATGGAAAGATTGTCTATGAAATACCAGCATCAACACACTCTTACACACCAGACTTCGTAATTGCTACTAAGTCTGATAATGTAATCATAGTAGAAACTAAAGGGATATGGGATTATGCTGATAGATATAAGCACCTTCTTATCCGACAACAATACCCGAACCTCGATATCCGTTTCGTATTCACCCGGTCCAAACAACGAATACGAAAAGGAAGTTCTACAACTTATGCGGACATTTGTGATGGACTTGGAAGAGCTCCGTTCAAAGGAGTACACTGGCTCTACGCAGACAAACGAGTCCCTGAAGAGTGGCTACGAGAGTGATAAGGTTTTCTTGTAATGTCTAAACAACTAGAGGAACTACAAATGCGTCATCGTAAAAATAAAGAGTCTACCAATTTCTACTTCGAATACAAAGGTGAACTGTACTACTCAGACTATCTTGAAGACCTTGAACTAGACGAAGAGTCAGATGTTGAAGACGAGCAGTACACACGTAAAGTAAAGGTTGGTGATGGGTGGGAAGATGCAGTAACCTACTACCCTGTTAAGGTCTATGTTAACAGTAAGGACGAGGGAGATATTCATTACCGACGTTCTTGGAATACTTCCTATATCCGTAGTCGTTCTGACTTCGAATCTAAGTTTACACCACGTCCTGATATCAAGGATTAATAATGAGTCGATACCAGATTAACAAAGAAGAGTTGACATATCTCCGTGATATGATCGAATTTCTTAAAGATTCAGGGAACTCTTGCTCAGATGAGGGGTCTAAGATTCTAAAGGATATCTTTGATCTTATCAATTCCCGTCCTATACTGGACACTATGATCCATCCTAGTATCTTCATTGAGCACGCAGATTATATTGCTGGAAAAAAGAATGAAGAAGAAACCCACAATACAAGTGAGAAAGAAGACAATGGAAAATAATACCCAGGAAGTAGAATCAGTAGTAGTAGAAGAAGTAATCCAGGCAGAAATTCGTCGTACTCCAGTACTCTCTGAGTATATGGAATTACTTAAAACTAAAGACGAAGCAGCTTGCATGTCCTATTTGAAAGAATGTTTTGGTGCGCCCACTTCCCCGGACATGGACAAAGAAGGGTTCGATGCTTTCGTTAAAGAAGTCACCAATGGGCTGAACACTGCTGACACTAGCAATGATTCTCAGGAAGATAAGGTTGATGATACAGCTAGCGCTGAATAGTCCAGGGGAACCACATGTTCCCCGAATTGCACTTAACAGTGCCACTGCTCGTGTCCCAGCTAAAGCACACAAAGATGATGCAGGCTGGGATCTCTTCACACCAGAAGATGTAGAGTTAGTCGAAGGTGAGATCAACATGGTTGACCTTCGTATTAGGGTGGCGATTCCAGAAGGTTATTTCGGTCTGGTAGTCCCTCGCTCCTCCATGGCTAAGCGTCGAATCCTCCTTGCCAACACTGTTGGTATCATAGATAGTGGGTACAGAGGGAATATTAAGGTTCCTCTTATCTACTCCCCTACCATAGATATGCCACTAACAACTATGGTATACCATGATGAACGTATTGCTCAGATTATTATCGTTCCTTATCTCACACAAGAGATAGGACAGGTGGATAGTCTGGATAATACAGATCGTTCTGACGGTGGGTTTGGTAGCTCTGGGATGTAACCACTTCAACCCCGTACCAGGTAAAGCTGACGGGGTTAGGGTGGTGTAAGCGAAAGCCCTCACCTGTACACACCAGGTCGCGATAAGAGTGGGTTAGTGTAGTGATCACATACGCAGGAGAAAAAATGAACATGCTAAGCCGACTTAGGTATCCAGTGTGAGTCAGTAGGTGAGAGATCTTACCTCCACCCTCGAAGCCCGTAACGGATAATGCCGACGGGCTTAAGGTGGTATAAGAAATAAGAAGGTTGTACAACAAATGATTATCATTCCAGAGATGGAGACTATAGTTATTACCCCACCACGTACTGCATCTACTTCGATCTTACGTGTAATTAAAGAAAGTTATCCTGAAGCCATCTCTCTGTATAGGCATATGGAAGCTAGTGGAATACCAACTGGATATGATTTGTGGAGGAAGGTGGGTTTAGTTAGGCAACCTCTAGAAAGATTATGGAGTGTCTACAAGTACACCTACAAGAACAGTTGTCACCACAAACAACAGATAAAAGAACTTAGTGGCGAGACTAACATACCTGAGTTCGATGAATGGGTACTCCACAACACCATTCCAATGGTGACAGGGATTGATTACTACGAGAATATTATTCCAACCTATCTTCCATACTACAGTTGCTTGTATACCATGCCTGAGAATAGGAAGAGTCAGTTCATGTATCTCCGCCCTGATCTAGGTACAGAAGTCTTTCGGTTCGATAGAATTAATATGTTGGAACAAGTGCTAGATGTATTCTTTCCTAAGATAAACGGCACAGAAGATAATGAAGTCCCTGAGGTATCTAAGGAAGTCGAGAGACATGTAAAGAAGTATTTCTCCTGGGATCTCCAACAATTTAATTAGTACTTTACATACCACACTAACCCCAGTATCAGGTAAAACTGACTGGGGTTTTTGGGTTATAATACACAACATAATAATTCCGGAAATAATATTATGGCTTTAGTGAAAAGTGAATCAACCTTATATAC